AGATAGGAGATATATACGCTGTTGGTGGTTTACATATTGCATTACCTTTGCTAGAGGATAAACTCAGTAAGGGAATTAATAAGTGGGCACCAAAAGAATACCCAAAAGAATTAAGTAAAATTAAAAGCGAAGCGGATTGGGAAAAGTATCCAACTGCATTTAAAGAAAAGTGGTATGGATATATTGACACAGAGTTTAACAGGCGTGAAGAAGGTTTTTGGTTTCTTAACCAAGACAAGCCTACTTATATTACTGGTACTCATTACATGTACCTGCAGTGGTCCAAGATTGACGTTGGGCACCCAGACTTTCGAGAATCAAACAGATTGTTCTACATTTTTTGGGAAGCTTGCAAAGCAGACAGACGAAGCTATGGCATGTGCTACCTTAAGAACAGAAGATCAGGCTTTTCTTTCATGGCCTCAGGAGAGACTGTTAACCAAGCAACAATATCTACGGATGCTAGATTTGGCATACTGTCCAAGTCTGGACCCGATGCAAAGAAAATGTTTACAGACAAAGTTGTTCCGATATCAGTTAACTATCCATTCTTCTTCAAACCCATACAGGACGGGATGGACCGCCCAAAGACAGAGCTCGCGTACAGAGTACCGGCCTCAAAACTCACAAGAAGGAAACTCGATTCAAACGAGAAACCCCAGGAAATTACAGGTCTCGATACAACGGTCGACTGGAAAAACACCGGGGACAACTCTTACGATGGAGAAAAACTAAAGCTACTAGTACACGATGAAAGTGGTAAGTGGGAAAGACCTACTAATATACTTAACAACTGGCGAGTTACAAAAACTTGCTTAAGATTAGGTAGCCGTATTATCGGTAAATGTATGATGGGCTCAACCTCAAATGCATTAGACAAGGGAGGTAAGAACTTTAAAAAATTATATAACGATTCAGACGTTACAAAAAGAAATAAGAATGGGCAAACAAAAAGCGGATTGTATAAGCTTTTTATACCGATGGAGTGGAACTATGAAGGATTCATTGATGAACACGGTTGGCCGGTTTTTGACGTACCTAAGAAAAATATTCTTGGTCCTCAAGGTGACATTATTGATGAGGGCGTCATTGATCATTGGGAAAATGAAGTTGAAGGGTTAAAGGATGATCCGGATGCGTTGAACGAATACTATCGTCAATTTCCAAGAACAGAGCAACACGCTTTTAGAGACGAGTCTAAGCAATCGTTATTTAACTTAACTAAAATCTACCAACAAATAGATTATAACGATGAGTTAAAAAACAATACAATGGTTACGAAAGGAAACTTTCAATGGGAACATGGGATTAAAGACACTCGAGTAATGTTTTACCCAAACAAAGACGGAAGATTTTGGGTTACATGGGTTCCTAACCAAGAACAACAAAATAACATAATAATAAAAAATGGTATTAAATATCCAGGAAATGAGCACATGGGCGCCTTTGGTTGTGACAGTTACGATATTAGTGGTGTCGTTGGCGGCGGCGGCTCTAACGGAGCTTTACATGGATTAACTAAGTTTTCAATGGAAGACGCACCTCCTAACCATTTCTTTTTAGAATATATAGCTAGGCCTTCTACCGCGGAGATGTTTTTTGAAGATGTACTTATGGCTATGGTGTTTTACGGTATGCCTATATTATGTGAAAACAACAAACCAAGACTGCTTTACTATTTAAAGCGCAGAGGATATAGAGGCTTTAGTATTAATAGGCCGGATAGATCTTATAATAAATTATCCGTGTCTGAAAGAGAAGTAGGGGGGATACCTAATTCAAGTGAGGATATTAAGCAGGCACACGCTTCGGCAATTGAAACTTATATAGAGGATTTTGTTGGTAAAACAAAAGAAGGCTACGGTGATGTTTATTTACAAAGAACATTAGAAGACTGGGCTAAATTTGATATAAACAACAGGACAAAACATGATGCATCAATAAGTTCCGGCTTAGCTTTAATGGCATGCAACAAACACAGGTATAGCCCCAAGGGAGCTATCGTAACAAAGAAATATTCCTTAGGATTTAAGAAATACGACAACAAGGGAACCACTTCAAAAATAATGCAATAAATGAATATAAGTACAAACACTAATAGTCCATTTCCGGATCAAGTAGTAAGTGACGAGGAAAAAGCTACGCTAGAATACGGATTGCAGGTTTCTCGAGCTATTGAGCAGGAGTGGTTTAATTATGGCGGCGCCGGATCAAACAGGTATGCCGCTAATTGGAACAACTTTCATAACCTACGTTTATACGCTAGAGGCGAGCAAAGCGTACAAAAGTACAAAGATGAGTTAGCTATTAACGGGGATTTGTCTTATTTGAATTTAGACTGGAAACCAGTGCCTATACTTTCTAAGTTTTCAAATATAGTGGCTAACGGTATCACGCAAAAACAGTATGATATATCAGCATACTCGCAGGACCCAGATTCTTTAAAAGCAAGAACTAAGTACGCTCAAGACTTATTGTTTGACATGGTAACAGTGGAGGCTAGAGCCGAAGCAAGTTCGGTTATGCCTATGAATCTAAGCAGATCAGGAATTCCTGATGCCAGTCTGCCTGAGTCTATGGAAGAAAGGGACTTACACATGCAACTTAAATACAAGCCAGCTATAGAAATCGCGGAAGAAGAGGCTATTAATACAGTGTTAGCTACAAACGAATTTGATTTAACTAGGGCAAGAGTAAATCAGGATTTAGTTAATATAGGCATAGGCATAACAAAAACATCGTTTAATCCCGCAGAAGGAATAGTCGTTGACTACGTAGACCCTGCTTACTGCGTTTGGTCTTATACAGAAGATCCTAATTTTGGAGATATATATTATGTTGGCGAGGTTAAATCCATAACTCTTCCTGAACTTAAAAAAGAGTTCCCTTATATATCTAATGAGGAATTAGTAAAAATACAAAAATCACCAGGCAACCGTAGAATGATACGAGGTTTTGAAAACTATGACTATAATACCGTTCAGGTAATGTATTTTGAGTATAAAACTTATACAGACCAAGTGTTTAAAATTAAAAAAACAGACAATGGGCTAGAAAAGGCTATTGAAAAAACCAGTGAATTTGATCCCCCCCCTAATGATAATTTTGAAAGAGTAGCTAGGTCAATTGAGGTATTGTATCAGGGAGCTAAAGTTGTTGGATCCGACATCATGCTCGATTGGAGATTGTCTGAAAATATGACACGCCCGTTAGCCGACACGACTAGAGTTGAAATGAGTTACTCTATAGCTGCGCCTAGAATGTACAAGGGTGTGATACAATCGCTTATAAGCAAGTGCATTGGGTTTGCCGACATAATACAATTAACGCATTTAAAAATACAACAAGTATTATCTAGAATGGTTCCTGACGGAATATTTTTAGATATTGACGGATTAGCTGAAGTTGATTTAGGAAATGGCACAAATTATAATCCTGCGGAAGCGTTGAATATGTATTTCCAAACGGGATCTGTTGTAGGTAGGTCTATGACGCAAGACGGAGATATGAATAGGGGTAAAGTACCTATACAGGAATTAACTAGTTCGTCTGGTATTTCTAAAATACAATCCTTAATTACTGCATATAATTACAACATGCAAATGATTAGAGATGTGACTGGCCTTAACGAGGCTCGAGACGGAAGTATGCCGGATGCTAATGCTTTAGTAGGCTTGCAAAAGATGGCTGCAAACACTTCTAATACTGCTACTAAGCATATACAGGATGCAAGTATACAGCTAGCACTAAGTACTTGTGAAAACATATCACTTAAAATAAGTGATGTACTAAATTTTCCTCTTACTAAAAATTCTTTAATGAATAGCGTGTCTACTTTTAATGTAGAAACTTTAAAAGAAATTGAAAACCTCAATTTGCATGACTTTGGTATATTTTTAGAAATGGAACCAGATGACGAGGAGAAGGCTGAGTTGCAAAAAAATATACAAATTGCTTTGCAAACAAAAGAAATAGATATTGAAGACTCAATAGATATTAATCAAATAAAAAACCTTAAGTTAGCTAATCAAATGCTAAAACTTAAGCGTAAAAAGAAACAAGAAAGAGAGCAAGCATTAGTGCAGCAAAATATTCAGGCGCAAGCTCAAGCAAATGCTCAGGCTTCAGAAAAAGCCGCAATGGCTGAAGTGCAAAAGCAACAGGCGTTAACAGCAGAAAAAGTAGCTATAGAACAAGCTAAGTCAAACTTTGAAATGCAAAGAATGCAGGCAGAGGCGCAAATTAAAAAAGAGTTGATGGCGACAGAGTTTCAATACAACCTGAAGCTTGCGCAAATGAAGTCTCAAGAAACACAAACTAAAGACGCACAAGTAGAAGATCGCAAAGATAAAAGAATTGAAAAAGAAGGATCACAACAAAGCCAGCTAATAGAGCAAAGGCAAACACAAGGATTACCCAAAGACTTTGAGTCTGCCGGCAATGATAACCTAGGTGGATTTGATCTATCTCAGTTCGACCCACAATAAGTACCTATTTAATAATTATATAATATCATATCATGAGTGAAAAAACAGAAGGAGCTTTTAAAATTAAAAGCAAGCCCAAACTAACAGATCAACAAATAGCCGCCAAAAACAGAGAACCGTTGGTGGATCTTCCTAGTAATGTAACACGGATAGTAATACCTAATGAGGAGGCCACTGTAATTGAACCCCCGGCAGATACTGCTGTAGAGCCTGCAGTTGAAGCGCCCGTGGGCACAATAATTAAAGAAATAACTAGCGAGGAGACGGCTTCTACTGCAAGCGTTCCCGCGCCTAGCGCTGTGCCGCCAGTAGAGTTGCCGGATAACATTACTAAATTAGTCGACTTTATGCGGGAAACTGGGGGAGACATGCAAGATTACATAAGATTAAACACCAATTACGACGACATAGACCGTGATGTATTAGTAAAAGAATATTATAAAACCACTAAATCCCATTTAAGCGCAGAAGAAGTCGATTTTATGATCGAGGACAATTTCTCTTTTGATGAAGATTTAGACGAGGAGCGAGATATCCGTAGAAAAAAACTCGCATATAAAGAAGAGGTTGCAAAAGCACGAACGTTTTTAAGTGAAACCAAGGATAAGTATTATGATGACATCAAGTTGAAGTCGCCTGCGCTTACCGAGGACCAGAAAAAAGCATCGGACTTTTTTAATCGACATAGAGAGGACCAGGAAAGAAACAACGCTAACCACGAAAAGTTTAAGGCTAACACTAATCAATTACTTAATGAAGAGTTCGAAGGTTTCGATTTTGCATTAGGTGATAAAAAGTTTAGATATAGTATACAAAACGCTTCACAGGTAGCAGAAAAACAATCAGACATTGGTAATTTCATAGGGAAGTTCCTTGGAAAAGATGGTACGATTGAAGATACCGCAGGGTATCACAAAGCGTTATACGCAGGTGCAAATGCTGATAAAATAGCAAATCACTTTTACGAACAAGGCAAAGCAGACGCTGTTAGAGATGTTGTAAACAAGTCTAATAATACGTCAAGCGTTGCTAGAAAAGCGGCCCCTACAGGAGCAGCTAAGTTTGGTGCATATACCGTAAAAACAGTTTCTGGAGCGGACTCATCAAAACTAAAAATTAAAAAATTTAAAAATTATTAAAAATGGCAAGTACATTAACACCAAAATTTGGGAGTTTAGTCCCAACACAGGCACCGCAATTATTAGATAGCAATTATTTACAATGGACCGATAAGGCCGGGGATAATTTCGCTGATTTTGCACAGCAATATTTACCAGAAATCTACGAAGCTGAAGTAGAGCGCTATGGAAACAGAACGTTATCTGGATTTTTAAGTATGGTTGGCGCTGAAATGCCAATGACATCTGATCAAGTAATTTGGTCTGAACAAAATCGTTTACATATATCTTATGACAACGTAACTGTTACAGGGGGAACTCAATTGACAATTCCTATCGCAGCAGGTATACAAAATGTTATATCGGTAAATGACACCATAGTTATTATGGAGCCTACTACAGGGAAAGAAGCTAAAGGTATGGTAACAGCATCAGGAGCATATAATACGCCGGCTGATGGAACTTTAACTGTTCAACTTTTCAACGGAGCAGACACTGTAACAACTGTATTTGGAGGAGCGGCAGTTCTTAAGATATTCGTTTACGGATCTGACTACGCAAAAGGATCAGATACTGTAGGAGGATTAAAAAGAATAAGTGTTGAGCCAACATTGACTCAGTATCACAACTCCCCTATTATTATCCGAAACCAATATGTTGTATCTGGATCAGACACAGCTCAGATTGGATGGGTAAATGTAGCAACAGAAGATGGAACTGACGGATACCTATGGTACCTAAAAGCAGAATCTGAAACTCGTTTACGTTTTAACGATTACTTAGAAATGGCTATGGTAGAAGGAGAATTAAATACTTCGGCTGCTAACCCAAGTCAACCAGGAACTGAAGGTTTATTTGCTGCTATTGAAGAAAGAGGTAATGTAAATGTTGGATTTACTGCAGCAGCAGGCTTAACCGACTTTGACGCTATTCTTAGAAACCTAGATACTCAAGGGGCAATTGAAGAGAACATGTTGTTTTTACAACGTCAAACTTCTTTAGACTTTGATGATATGCTAGCTGCAATCTCTAGTGGAACAACTGGTGGAGTTGCTTACGGTTTATTTGAAAACTCAGAAGATATGGCTCTTAACTTAGGATTCTCAGGATTCCGTAGAGGATCTTACGATTTCTATAAGACTGACTGGAAATACTTAAACGACGCTTCTACTCGTGGAGGATTTGATACAGCGCTGCCAGCAGCGTTAAATACAAGCCCTATCGAAGGAGTATTAGTACCAGCTGGAACATCAACTGTTTACGATCAAGTTTTAGGAACTAACATCAGACGTCCATTTTTGCACGTACGATACAGAGCTTCTCAGACTGATGACCGTAGAATGAAATCTTGGTTAACAGGATCTGTTGGTGGAGCAAGTAGCTCAACTCTTGATGCAATGGAAGTAAACTTCCTATCTGAAAGATGTTTAGTAACTCAAGCTGCTAACAACTTTGTATTATTCAAAGGAGCATAATAGCTCAAGTGTGATTTTTACCCTCGTCTTATTGGCGGGGGTAACTATTACCTTTATTAATTATTAAATTATATTATATCATGGCAAATAAAAAACAGGAGACTAAGAAAGTCCAAAAAGAAGCAGAGGCAGTTGTACAAGAAGTTGCGGCGCCTATAATAAAAAAACAAGAGCCCAAAAAACCTGAATGGGAAATTAAGGATAGAACCTATTACTTAATAGGTAGTAAAACACCCTTAACCTTTACAATACCAGGTAAGCACACGCGCAAGCACGCTTTACTGTATTTTGACAAGGAATTAAACACGCAAAAAGAAATTAGGTATGCTACTAACCATGACTCCCCTTTTAAAAAAGATCAAGACGGGGAAGCAACACTAGGGCATATAATTTTTAAAGATGGGGCGCTAATTGTTCCAAAACAAAACCAAAATCTGCAAAAGCTACTTTCATTATATCACCCTATGAAGGGCAGAAGATATGAAGAATACGATGCTGTAGAAGAAGCTTACGATGATCTAGAGATGTTAGACCTGCAAACAGATGCAGCCGTTTTCGCAAGAGAAATGGATATAGACGATGCCGAAGCAATACTTCGCGTAGAAATGGGAACTGCTGTAAATAAGCTATCCTCTAAGGAAATAAAAAGAGACTTGCGTTTATTTGCAAGAAATAATCCTTATTTGTTTTTAGAATTGGCGCAAGATGAAAATGTAGGACTTAGGAATACAGCTATTAAAGCTACCGAAGCAAACATCCTTGAGCTATCTCAAGATCAAAGAACATTTTCTTGGGCTTCTAATGGAAGAAAGCTAATGAATGTGCCGTTTGATGAAAATCCATACTCAGCAATGGCAGCTTATTTCAAAACCGACGAAGGTGGCGAAGTATTTAGATCTATAGAAAAAAAGATTAATTAGTAGTTTTTAAAAAAAC